TGGGGCTGCATCACGACGCATAATGACGCATCATTAGGGGTCATGTGTGGGTCATATGTGGGTCATGTGTGGCGGTGCGTATTTCATGGATGTGTACCTACGTGAGTATCGGTTCGATTTTTGTGTTTTTAATTAGGGGGTGATTGTTCGTGTTTCCTCACTGACTAACGTAGTTAGAAATGCTAATACAAAGCTGTATTGCTAACAACAAAAGCTGAAAACGTAGGCGAAAACTGCACGGGGTATACCCCACGGGGTTTACGCAGGTCGTTTCTGATGTGTGTACGCTACGTGTGTATATATATATAATCCCCGAGATCTGTGTTACGCACCTTTTTTTCAGGCATGCTTCACCGAGGCTATTTCATCGAAACACACTTAAAATGCTGTTTATCAATGCCTTGCTGGGTTCAATTAAACTGCTTTATAGGCTTGACTTTGTAAGAAAAAAGTTGTAACTTAGCCAAACCTTGTTAGCGATAAACCTTCGAAGCTGTTTTATACCTACGAAGCTGTCTTTAGGATTACTTATGTAAGTAATAAATCAGTAGCTCCGAAGCGTCATTCAAACTAATGAAGTTGTGAAGGCACAAAAACTGTATTAATTATATTTGCAGTATGAGAGTCAAGAAGAGCGGACGGAGAGAGAAGTCCCGACTCAAGAAAAAGAAATAACTTATATTTGCGTCATGAGATCATTAAGACGAAATGGGGACCCTATAAAGGAATCATCAGCGGACCCCAGAAGAGCCCCCGAAACAGCTTATGGCGGTAGCTCAATTAATCCTGGATCTAATAAGATGATCATGGATCTCATCGCTAGAACTAAAGCTGGTGAGTTTGATGGACAGCTCCCAAGCGGGAAGGTTGACACAGCTGATCCTTTGTTTGATTTACTTAGCCTGGGTTCTGGTCAGCTTGGCGTAAGAGCTATAAAGAGAGGTGTTGGTGAGGCAGGTGAGGCTGTTGCAAAGCAAGCAGCTAAAGGTGTTAAGCCATTTACTAGAATGAAGGGTGACCTCGATCTTAATAGAAGAGAGTTAGATGCTTTGCTTGTTAAGTACGAAGATGCGTATGATGATTTATCAGACTTTAAGAGTTGGTTTTCTTCTAACAACAAGGGTGTGGCTGCAAATTCAGATAACTTTTTGTTAAATAGAAGAGAACAATCACTAAGAGAAGCAGAAGATCAGATGTCCAAGTATGGTCTTACCATAGAGTCCCTCAAAAAAAGACTATCTGAATTAACAAAGGAATCTTATTAATTATGGCAACTCTAAAGGTTACAATCAAAGAAGAACTAGTCCTGAACGGTAAGGATATAGGGAACAGCAATTACATCGCTATACCAGGGGTTAATAATTCAGAGCACAGGGTTGTTACCCTGCCTCAGGATGCCGAGAAGAGCTTACTTCTATTGGACTCTGCTGTCGCGGCTGGTACTATAATTACTAGCTCATTGAAGTTTCTCAGGTTTACTAACCTAGACCTATCTAATAATATACAGATTAGGTTCGTTACAGACACCGATGGGGATCAATACTCTGTTCTAGTAGAGCCAGGCGAGAGCTATATACTCGGTAATGATTCTATGTTCGCTGAGTCAACCACATCAACAGAAAACCCCACATTAGAGAATGCGTCTAGCATCAGCTCAGGTATGTTAAACATAGAGGCTATATATGCTATGGGTGTTGGATCTGATTGTGAACTAGAAATGTTCTTAGCTACATCGTAATGAATATCAAAAAAAAATACAGCAAAGGAGGTCTGTACTCACTACTAGCTGATGGAGGAAAGCCAGACTATCTAGATCTTGATAAGGACGGTGACAAGAAAGAGCTCATGAGGGATGCATCTAAAAACATGGCTCAGGGAGGTAAAGTATATAAGTATGGGGGTGTTAATAGTGATCCGAAATCAGATAAGATTAAGCTATTAAAACAACAGCTTTCAGCCGCTAAGACAAGTAGGTATGCTACTGAAGAAGATAGATTAAAGGATATCGCTATGATAGAGCGTAAGATCCGAGATCTTGGGAAGTAAAAACTACTTCAATCCGAGGCTTAAGCGGATCAACCCTGCGTATATTGCAGAGAAGAATAAATTCAATGAGGTTAAGCAAAAATCTAACGCTAAAAGAAGTGGTGAATTCAAACACCGCGACGCGAAGGGGGATAGACAACACCCCAGATCAATGGGCGATACATAACCTACAGGCTGTAGCTGATAATATATTTCAGCCAATTAGAGATCACTTCGGTGTACCCATTGGGATTACCTCTGGATTCAGATGTAAAGAGTTAAACAAAGCCATCGGGGGGAGTAAGTACTCTCAGCATATGATCGGGGAGGCGATTGATATAGATGCCGATATTCACGGTAAGATATCTAACTCAGATATATTCGACTATATAAAGTGCAACCTGGAATGGGATCAACTCATATGGGAATTTGGGGATGACGAAAACCCTAACTGGGTTCATGTCTCATACAAAGAATCAGGAGGTAATAGGTGTCAAGTAAAGAGGGCATTCAGGGACACAAGAGGGGTCTACTACAGTAATATCTGATCAAACAGATAGTATTGTTTTTCGTATATTTGCCAACCCTAAAAACTAACAAATATGCGAGAGAAAGAAGAAGACTTCAATGTGGATTTCCTAGACACGGAGAGAGTTAAAGCGACCGAAGAGAAGGTCAAGAGCGGTAAGATTACCTGCAACATACACGCACCAGAGGGTTGTGAGAATTGCAGTGGTTAAAAGCTGTTGTAGAACCTCTGAACTGCCATCCTGCCTTTCTGGGATAGCGCATACCTAACTCGATAGTTATACTTAGTCTCATCCCTGAATAGGTGGTCATCAGCTACCTGTGACGGGGTGAGCTTATCGAAGTGTTTGTATATGTAGTCGCTCGACATAAGTGGATATATAATCCTGTCCGCAAGTCCCCCCCAAGAGTATCCGTACTCCTCTGCTGCCCAACTTATAGTGAAGAACTCCAGATCATAAACGAACAGCATAAAGTAAAACTGAGCTTTCGTAAAGCCATCGTTCTTCTCCATAAAATTCTTGACTACATTTCTTAAGTTCTTTAGGTGGTTTTTACCTAAATACTTTTCTGGTAGTTTAGAGTGCTCTCTAAACAGTCTTGATTTCTTTACTGTGGATTTAGGCATCTGAATTGTGTCGTATATTTGATTCAAACAAATTTACAACCATGAGCTCTAACGAAACTCTTTTCTTCGCCGAGATGTACTCCTTAGTAAAAAAGATGGAGGATACCATACGTGAATTCAAGATGGAAGATAGAACCCTGGCATCAGTTGTAGTCGGTGTTATTGACCTGGACGCTATAGAGATTGGTGACGAATCTGCAGAGATGAAAACCATGTACAGCTTCAACCTAGAAAGCAGGGAGGAGCTGGAGACTATTAAGAACATAATGGACTCTACCTATAAAGAAGATGACCAAGACTCTTTGGATGACCTACTGGGTGACCTGGGAATATCATTAAATTAACTATGGAAGGACTTATTAGAAAGATCGTTATAGGGGAGGACCCTAAGAACGGTATGGCATACTATGTAGGTATGCGAGCAGGCTTAGGAAATGTTAGCTCTATCATACTAGACGAAAGACATCTGCACGATTACTCAAGTACAAGATACTTGGTTTATATCAAGACAGAAAATGACGTACTTTTGTGGAAAGCAGTGGATAGTATGCCCTGCATAGTTGAGTACGATTTAAATTTTTAATTGATGCGAACATTTGATTTGTTTGTGGTTGAGCTCGAAAAGACGCTCGACGACACAATCACGACCGATAGTGGTCTAGAACTTTATGTAGATACCAGATTCAATGAATTCGAAAGAAGAATTACAGAAGGCCCCGTTGTGGCTACGCCTTTTAAACACGATACAGGAGTCAAAGTGGGTGATACTCTTTACTTCCACCATCTCGTTGTTGTTAATGATGGTCAGCCTCTTACTGGTGAGGATAATCACTACCTTGTACGTTTCGATCCTGATAACGTCGTTAACAATCAAGCTATCGCTTACAAGTCTAAAGAGACTAATGAGATACATCCGCTGGCGGGGTGGGCACTTCTCAAGGGAGTGGAAGAAGAAGAAGAGCCAGAGTCAACTATTATCGAAGTTATTAAACTCAAGGATAAGCCTGTCACGAAAGGCGCAGTCGCATTTAAAGCGCCTTGGGTGGATGAACTAGGATTAGAGGTGGGTGATGTGGTAGGTTTTAAAAAGAACCTTGACTACCGCATAAAAATAGATGGGGAGGAGTACTACAGAACTCCAGCAGATCGCTTACTTTACAAGGAAATTTAATTGATATGTTTGAAATGGATAAAGACCACCTCTGGCATTTGCTAGAAGAGGAGGAGTGCTTGCTTGCTGATGGATTTGACGATGCTGTTATAGGTATTAGCCATCAAGCTCACGATGTTTCACGAGCCGTTTATGATATAGGTAAGATCATTGCCGTCCTTTGCGAGGATGATGAGATGACCGATGAGGATGCTATGGAACATTTTGAGTACAATATAGCTGGGGCGTATGTAGGCCCTAAGACCCCGATATTCGTATTTGGCTATGGCAAGTAAGTTCACCACTGTAAGTGCAGCTAAGAGGCTCATGCAGAGTATGGAGGAGGCTATAAACAATATGATTGAGGAGATAAAGAAGCCAGTTGATCCAGAGGCGGGAGGGTCTGCGCGTAAGGCCGAGCTCCAATCCATAAAGCAAACTGCTATCGACTGTAAAGAGCTTTTGGTGGAGCGCCAGAGGCTAGAACAAATGGTTAAAGAACTAAACAACAATGGGGAAATCGAACAAGCCAAAGACTACTCAGGAGGATTCGCAGAAAGATTCTCAAAATGAAGCCAGCGGACTTATCTATTGGGATGACTATAACTTTGATAATCAGAACAATACGGCATGTGACTTAAAGGTAAACTTTAAGCTCTCTTAGCTCAGTTGGTTAGAGCGTCCGACTCATAATCGGCAGGTCCCAGGTTCAAGTCCTGGAGGGAGCACTCGCACCAGTAGCTCAGTTGGATAGAGCATCTGCCTTCTAAGCAGACGGTCACAGGTTCGAGCCCTGTCTGGTGTACTAATTTAATTGAAATGAAAAAACCAACAGTCTGTCTTAGTATGATCGTTAAGGACGAAGAGAAGGATATCGAGAGATGTCTGAAGAGCGTCTATAAGTATATCGACTACTGGGTCATCATAGATACAGGTTCTACGGATAAAACCGTCAAGAAGATTAAATCTCTGATGAAGAACAGATTCAAAGTTCCTGGAGAGATACACGAGCGCCCATGGGTGGACTTCTCTCACAATAGGAATGAGTCTCTAGAGATCGCAGAGACCAAGGGGGATTACGTTATGTTTATGGATGCGGATGATATATTCATTCCAGAGAAGTCTTTCTCAATGAATTTCTTAAGTGATAAGTATCAAGCATACCACTCTTACTTTAAGATACATTCAAGTAAGTTCAAAAGATGCCTTATAGTTGATTCCTCTATGGGTTGGAGGTATAAAGGGGTCATGCATGAACATATTGTCATTCCCAAGAATTCTAATCAGGCGATAATTCCAAATCTATTTATTGAGGCCAATGCCTCCCCCCTTAAACGCTTCCCTACAGAGAAGGAGAAGTACTTAAATGATGCTAAGATTATAGAGGAGGATTTATTGAAAGACCCTGAAAATACTAGAAGCTGGTTTTATCTAGCTCAGTGTTATGGGGATGCTGATGAGCCTGAGAAATCCATGGAGGCTTACGTGAAAAGATCATCAATGGGAGGATTCAGGGAGGAAGTATATCTTTCCCTATATAGGATAGCTTTGAATATGATTGAGTTGAACAAACCAAAGATCGAGGTTATTGAAGCCTTATCTAAGGCTTGGGAGTATATGCCTTACAGGAAAGAGGCTCCATCTGCTCTCATGAGCGCACTGATCAAGGATGGGAGGAACTTCTTGGCTTTTACTTATGGGGACATGACAGTAAAGTCCATCCAGGTATTCGGAGAGAGTAAGGAGCTATTTGAGATGGAGCAAGCCACCAATGATATGTTTCCGAGGTATTACGGTCTTGCAGCTGAGAAGTGCGGATTCTATCCCATCGCTGTGGCCTCATATAAGATCCTGCTTAAGAATAATCCAGATACGATAAAGTCAAAGGAGCTTCAAAAGAAAATTAAAGAATTAGAAGAGAAATGTTCAGTGTAGTAATACCCACTATGTGGAGATCAATGAGGCTCCTTGGAATGTTACATAGGCTTTATAATAGCAATTATGTGGATGAGATCATTATTATAGATAACGACAAGGATTCAAGGTTTTCTTTCGATAATAAAAAGATAAAGCTGTTAGAACAGGACGAAAACATATTCGTAAATCCAGCTTGGAACCTGGGCGTGAATGAATGCAAGAATGAAAACATATGCATATTAAACGATGACGTCACATTTGATGTTGACGAGGTATTTAGTACGGCAACACGGTTTCTGTCGGACCACCCATCATCATGCTTGGGTGTTCACCCAGTGAGTTATCAGGGCTATAATGATAGCATTAAGGTTGCGGAAGGTAGCAATATAGGCCATGGGTGGGGGTGCTGCATATTCTTAAGGAAAGAAAACTGGGTGGATATCCCAGAGGATCTAAAAACTTGGTTTGGAGATAACTGGATTGTGCACAATCACGAGAGCTCTTTCTCTGCTGTATTTAGTATTTCTACGGAAATGTCTACTACGAACAACTCTATATCGAACATCAAGGAAGTACAGGAAAATGACATAAAAATATGGACAGAATTAATTTTAACTTAGGGGAATACGATTTTGTAAGCTTAGTAAAGAAGAGATTCAAAGTAGATGACTTGTCTTTGATATCGGATCAGTTTAATCTTTTTAAAAGAAACAACGATCAGTCTACTAGTTACCACAAGGAGTTTTACTCTTTAGCTAGGGAATTTTCTTTTCAGGATTTATACAGAAGGTTTATATCTGAGGTTATCTACCCATTATATGATGAGCCCATCGTGTATCAATCTATACCTACTTTTAGGGTTTGCCTTAAAAACAATATAGCTGTAGGCGAGTTCCATAAAGACAAGCACTACAGAGATGTTGATTGGGCTGTTAAAGTAAAGGAGGATAATTATTTTTTGCCTTTGACCGAGGCTTTTGACACCAATACTATATGGGTTGAATCAGAGGAAGATAAAGGTGATTTTTCTCCAATGGTTTGCTCTCCTGGGCAATTCTATAAGTGGGACGGTTGCAACTTAAATCACGGAAATAAGCTAAACCAAACAGGCAAGTGTAGGGTGAGTTTTGATTTTAGAGTTTGCAGAAAATCAAATTTTATACCTCTAGACAAGAACACGATAAATACATCGATGAAGTTCGACATAGGCGGTTACTACAATGAGTTTTTTTATGAGCAAAATGAATTTAATTGACGTAGAAGGATATGAAACTAAAGGGATTAAGATCGACCCTAGCGGTACAGAGGGAGAGCATGTCGAACTCCACGGGATACTCGTTGTACTACCAAAGAAACCGAAGCGATCTGAAATCCTCTTCCATGACAAAGCAAAGGAGTTGCAGATGTGGGAGCGCATTCCTATGCCCCAAGAATTGCAAAGGATACGCAGCATGGATGAGTGGCTCGAAAAGCCTGCCGAGTTTCGGAAAAAGTTTCGTTCTTACATCGAACAAGAGTTTCAGCGTAGGCGTGACGGTGTATGGTTTTACAATAATGGGGAGCCTACGTATATTACAGGGAGACATTATATGTTTCTACAATGGTCTAAAATTGATATCGGATACCCATCATACCTTAATTTCCAAAGAGAAATCTTTACTCACATGGCTGCTTGTGAAGCTGATCATCGTTGTTTCGGTCAGCTTTATACTAAGTGCCGTCGCTCTGGCTACACTAATATATGCTCTGCTGTACTCGTTGATGAAGCTACGCAAGTTAAAGAGAAGCTTCTTGGCATACAGTCGAAGACTGGTAAGGACTCTCAGGAAAACATATTCATGAAGAAGGTGGTTGCGATATTTCGTAGCTACCCATTCTTCTTTAAGCCTATTCAGGACGGTACCACAAACCCTCGTATGGAGCTGGCATTTCGCGAGCCATCTAAGCGCATCACAAAGAACAATAAGACCTCTCAGCGTGGGGATGCATTGAACTCAGTTATAAACTGGAAGAACACCACTAACAACGCATATGACGGTGAGAAGCTTCACATGCTGTACCTAGATGAGGCTGGCAAGTGGGAGAAGCCTACCGACATCAGGGAGGCATGGAGAATTGAAAGAACCTGTTTGATTGTAGGTAAGAAGGTCATAGGTAAGGCGCTTGTAGGTAGTACGGTTAACCCAATGAGTAAAGGAGGGGATGAGTACAAGGGTCTCTGGGCTGATTCTGACACCTCAGAAAGAAACAACAATGGAAGGACTAGGTCTGGACTATACAGAATATTTATACCAGCTTATGAGGCTTTAGAAGGCTTCTTTGATGTTTACGGAAATGCTATCATAGAGGATCCCTCTCAAGGCATACACATACATGGTATAGATGGTGATATCGTAGATCAAGGCAGTAAGACGTACCTGAAGAATGAACGCAAGTCCTTCAAGGATGATCCCTCTGAGCTTAATGAGATAATCAGGCAGTTTCCTTTCACGGAGGACGAAGCCTTTAGAGACAGTATCGAGGGTAGTCTATTTAACATAGGTAAGATCTATCAACAAATAGAAAGTAACGACGACCTATACCCTAACCCAGTGATACAGGGTAACTTTATATGGAGGAAAAAGGACGAGGAGGTGGCTTTCTCTCCAGACCCTAATGGTAGGTTTAGAGTTGCCTGGATTCCACCAGATCATCTGAAGAATAAAAGGTCTGACAATAGGGGTAAGCCTATCCCACCGAACGCTCACATAGGCTGTGGTGGCGTTGACTCTTACGATTTAGACGCCACGGTTGATGGGAGGGGATCAAAAGGTGCTCTTCATATGTACAATAAGTTTAGCATGGATGCACCCCCTAACATGTTCGTGGCTGAGTATGCATCACGTCCAGATCTTGCCAGTATATTCTACGAGGATGTCTTAATGTGTGCTTTCTTTTATGGGTACCCTTTACTTATAGAGAACAATAAGTACGGCATTGCAAGGTACTTTGAATCAAGAGGTTACGATGGTTACCTTATGGATAGACCCGATCATTTAAAAACAGGTAACTCGTCAGTAAGTGTAAGAACAAAAGGCATACCATCTAACTCGCAGGATGTCATACAGTCTCATGCTCACGCTATAGAAAGCTACATTCACGATCATGTTGGTGTAAACATAGAGACTGGTGAAATCGGAAAGATGTATTTTAACCGAACCTTAGAAGACTGGATAGGATATAAGATAGACAAGCGAACTAAGTTTGACTTAACTATCAGTTCTGGGTTGGCCCTACTCGCTGCTCAAAAAGTAAAGAAAGAGAAACCTAAATCTAACTTCTCTGACAAGCGCTTTTTCAGGAGATATAAGGTCTAATACGGATTTATTATATTTGCAAAATACGCATACATTGCAATAGAAACATGAATAATCAATACAGCAAGAAGAAGGGAACTTCTTTTCCAGATCCGTTGGCGGAAACTTCGAAGAAGGAAAGCAATGAATATGGTTTGCAGTATGCTAAGGCGATAGAATCTCAATGGGGGAAAAGCGACGAAGCAAACTCCATACATGGGAAACGAACGGCAACTTTTGAGAGAAGCAGGGATTACGCTAATGGCGTACAAGACACAAACATATACAAAAAGCTTCTTAGGTCGTTAGATCCAAATGACGGTGATGGTGGTCTACTTAACTTAGATTATACCCCAGTACCTATATTGCCTAAGTTCGTTCGAGTAGTAGTCAACAAGATACTTTCAAAAAATCCATACCCTAACTTAGAGGCCGTTGATCCGCTTTCTTCGTCTGAAAAGAACAGAAATAAGAAGAGGATTGAGATGCAAGTAGCTGCTAAAAAGCAGCTCATGGAGCTTAAGAAGAAGACTGGTTTGGTTATGGACATCGACCCAGAGAATCTCCCAGATTCAGAGGAGGAGACAGAGATATTTTTAGGCACTAACGTAAAGACTGATGCGGAGGTGGCTGCTCAGATAGCTACTAACATGACGCTATCCTGGAATGATTTTAATGACAGCATATTCAGGAGATGCGTTAACGACCTTGTTGCTTTAGGTATGGCTATCACTAAGAGAAGCAATGATCCTAATGAAGGTATTAAGACTGAGTATGTTGATCCCGTAAACTTCATACATAGCTACACTGAGGACCCTAACTTTAACGACTTGATTTATGCGGGTCACATAAAGAGGATATCCATACAGGAGCTAAAGAGAATTTCTGCTGGAGAGTTTGAGGAGAGTGAATTCAAGGACATAGCTACTAACGTAAGAAATAAGAATGGCAATAATGCCGCTTACTTAAACTCATCTAGCTACAACAATAAGCTTCAACGAAATGAGTACGGGTACGATGAGTACATGGTTGACGTACTTGATTTTGAGTTTGTCTCAGTGGATTGCATATACTTCGAGGAAAAAGAGAACAGGTTTGGTAACACCAATATGTTCATGAAGGGATTTGAATACACACCTAAGGAGGGGAGTGTGTACGAGAGAAACCCTCACAAAATGGAGGTGTCCACTATCTATGGGGGTAGTTTTGTTTTAGGTTGTAATAAGATATTTAATTACGGAAGAACCAAAAACACACCTAAGAATCTCCAGGACATATCGAAGTCTAGGATGTCTTACTCTGTTGTCTCAACCAATATTCGGAATATGATGCCGAAGTCGATGGTAGACAGCTGCACTGGTTTTGCAGATATGCTACAGTTGACTCACTTGAAGATTCAGCAGGCGATTGCCAAGGCTAAGCCAGATGGACTTATTATCGATATAGAGGGGTTAGAGAATGTACAGCTAGGCAAGGGTGGTGAACTTGAACCACTAGATCTGCATGATATCTACGAACAGACTGGTGTGTTTTACTATAGGAGTAAGAATCCAGAGGGTGGATTCCAGAACCCTCCAGTAAGAGAGATAGGAAATACTATCAGAAACATAAACGAGTTAATCGGTCTTTACAATCACTACTTACGTATGATTCGTGATGCGACTGGAGTGAATGAAATGATGGACTCTTCCACTCCGAAGGGTGATACATTAGTTGGTGTTCAGCAGAATGCAATCGCTGCAGGCAACAATGCGATATATGATATTACAAACGCCTCCATGGTTCTTTACAAGAAGGTCTGCGAGGATGTAGTAAAGTGTCTTCAGATACTGCCTCCAGATTCTGTAATATTCAATGCTTACAGTAATGCTGTCGGCCAAGAGAACATGTCGGTGATATCATCTTTTAGTGACTTACCTATGTACAACTTTGGTGTGCAGGTGGTTAAAGAGATGGAGGACAAGGATAAATCTTACCTAGAGCAGAACATTCAGATCTCTCTTCAGCAGAAAGAGATTGATATAGAGGATGCAATTGCTATTAGAAATATGAAGGATGTGAATCAAGCTGAGAGGCTTCTTGTGGTTCGTAGGAAGAAGCGTATTGCTATTAATCAGCAGATGGCTATGCAGAACTCACAACAGCAGGCTCAGATTCAGCAGCAATCAGCTATGGCTACTTCACAAGCAAGACAACAAGAGATGCAAATGCAAGCTCAAATTGACTCCCAGAAGATGCAGCTCGAATCTCAGTTAGAGGCTCAGCTAGAGCAAGTGAAGCATGAGTTCAGGAAAGAGATTGAAATGATTAAAGCTCAGGCCTTGCTTGGTGTTCGATCTGATGATCAGGAATTCAAAGAGAAGCTTGAGGTCCTAAAAGAAGACAGAAAGGATAAGCGAGTTAAAAAGCAATCTGCAGAGCAAAGCAAGTTAATCTCTCAGAGGGACGGAAAGCGAGGAGAGATACAAGAACCAATCGCTCCTATGATGCCAATGACTCCACAGCAACCACCTCAACAACCACTCATTTAATATGGCTAAGAAAGCAAATTTAGACGTTTCAGAGAAGTTAGATATTTCCTGCAAGAGAGGTGACTCTTTTGAGTTGTTTATAAACCTCAAAGACAGCGAAGGGCTTGACCTTCCTTTATTGTCTGGTGGTTATGAATTTATTATTCAAGTAAAAACACCTAACGCTAGAAGTAGTGGTCCTTCATTGAGCCAACAAAAACGAACCATGATTGCAGCCTCTGCTTTAAAGGAGTCTGAAACCAAAGGTGTGTCTGAAACAAAAGAGGCTAAATCTCCAATCTTTATTTTTGAAGAGATGGATGATATAGGTAATGTCGTTTTAAAATCTACCGCTGAGTCTACATCAAGGCTTCCTGTGGGTAGGTTTGTTTATGACCTACAGTACAAGGTTGATGTTAATGGATTCTCTAAAGTAACAACCATACTAAGGGGGAATTTTACAGTTAAAGAAGATATCTCAACGGCTGTATAATGGCAAAAATTACTGTTAACCTAGAGAGAAAAGGACCTCAAGGGGATAAAGGAGATACTGGAGTTGGCGTTCTATCAACCGTAGATAACGGTAATGGTACGTTCACTATAAATTACACCGATGGTACATCATTTGTAACTTCTGATCTTACAGGGCAACAAGGTGCGGACTCTGTCGTCCCTGGTCCTCAGGGACCACAAGGTCCTCAAGGTGAGCAAGGAGTTGCTGGGCCTCAAGGTCCTAGAGGTCAAGTTGGATCTACGGGTTCTCAGGGGGTTCAAGGACTTAAGGGTGATAAGGGAGATAAAGGAGACACTGGCGCCGATTCTACTGTTCAAGGTCCTCAAGGGGTTACTGGTCCTCAGGGACCACAAGGTCCTCAGGGGGCCGACTCCACTGTTGCTGGACCAACAGGTCCTCAGGGACCTCAAGGAGCTACTGGACCTCAAGGTCCGCAAGGTGCAGACTCTACTGTTGCTGGTCCTACTGGCCCTCAGGGTGATATTGGTCCGCAAGGACCGCAAGGACCGCAAGGTCAAGCTGGACCCTTAGGTATTGGTATTCAAGGTCCTCGTGGTATTACAGGGCCTCAGGGTCCTTCAGGAGATGTGGGCAATTCTGGCATCACAGATTTATCCGACGTAGACACCACTACCACAGCCCCAGCAGACGGCCAGGCATTGGTGTGGAATGACACGAATAGCGAGTGGGAGCCAGGGAGTGTGGGCATTGATGGATTGGTTACTTCATTTGATGGTGACGATATAAGGGCTTGGAGGCCTCGATTGGGTGAATTTGGGGTGGATACATCAGCAGCTGATGACGGCAGCGTAAACCTAGCTTTAGGCGAAGGACACCCAAGAGATCTTTACTTTAAGCCAGACGGAACTAAGTGCTATATAGTTGGTAGCGGAGTTGATGACATCCACGAGGTTCCTCTTGCTACGGCTTGGGATCTTCAGAGTGCTGTAGTGGCTAATATTGTTGATGTTGACCTCGCTGGTTCGTCGTCTATTGGAGGTGGCGGATTTGAAGGAAACCTGTGTGGCATTCACATTGCTGATGACGCAAGCGACTCATCAACCTATGGGAAGAAATTCTTTATTATTGGTAGTCAGCGCGATGAAATTCAAGAGTACACAGCTACCGCCGCTTGGGACGCCTCGACTATATCAACAGCAGCAACTAATAGGCTGTATGTTGGTTCGCAAGATGGGAATCCCTCCGCCCTGAGATTTACTCCAGATGGTCAGACTATTTACGTTTTAGACGGAGATAACGACGCAACCCCAAGGTGTAGGGTATGGGACTTAACTACCGCTTGGGATTTGAGTACGGCTACTTATAATTCATCTAAAGACATAACATTTTCTACCGTCGATAGAAACGCAAGAGGTCTAGACTTTAATTCTGATGGGTCTGTGGTTTACATCACCACGACATCAAGTAACGTACATCAGTATAGCCTTTCGACTGCGTATGACATCACCACGCTTTCTTATGTTAGGTCTATTTATACGGGTACACTTAGAGCTTTTATTCACCAACCCGCAAACAATCACGTCGACGAACTATATAAGACCTTAGAGGGTATTTATTTCGTTAAAAGCGAAACAGATCAATACGTTTTTCTTTTATACAACAACGGCGACGAGATAATCACGTTAGATAGAACTGGATTGATTCAGTCAAGTGACACTGTTTTTGATGGTTTGGTGACGGCTAATGCCCTTAATGTAAGTGGAACAAGTATCATAGGAAGTGTAAAATTCGTCGGAGGAGTTGTGATGGGGGCGCCATATATCCAAGCCGCTATGAACTGGAATGGGTTTAACTCTGGGCCAATAAAAGGTGCAACTAGCAGCCATGATGCTTTAACCTGCGGCTCCTATGTAAAATCTATAGGGTTTACGGATAGCATCCAACAAAACCCAGACAGTCACGATTTAAACAATACCGTGACTGGAACTTGGCTTCACAGGCCAGTCGATCCTCAATCTGCAGCTAACAACATCATGATTCCAGCCAGTTCTGGAACTATCAGACTAGACACAGAAATTTACTACCTTAACAGGTTCAACTCTGAATCTGCCAGTAAAGTAACGGGGGCTACTGAGGATATAGAATACTACTATACAGCAAGAGCGGACGGGCAGGGATTACATAAAAAGCTTTTGGGATCGTTACCAGCTCCTGGTCAGACCCTGACTAGAACCAGTTACTATTCTGATAAAGCGTTTGCCGATCCAGACACAGCGTCTGATTGGACTCAAGGGACTGTGTATTCGTCCACAGCTTTAGATTCTGCTATATCGCAGTCTAATGATGCCATTCTTAATGTTCAATCAACTGGCACGCCTCCCCTTTCAACTAAGATCGTTGTCGCTGGATATCTCGGCGCTTCAGGTCTTGTTGTAGGCGATTCAAACGGGTTTGGCGGAACCTCTGTTGCCTATAGTCTAAGACTTTTAAACAACTTTTACGGAGGTGCTGCCATTCGTGTGGTTAACGACAGCGATGTTGAGGCTGATATAGGCTTTAACTCTAGCCTTGAGTTAGACACTACAGCTCTTTTGAACCACTGCGGAAGTGGCGATGGATACCTTGTAAAGTGGTACGATCAGGCTAAGGGCGGTTCTACTGGCGATGGCAATGACGCCACCTGGGAAAGCAGTACGTCGTACTCAAGCAGGAAGCCGCAGATTGTTTCTTCTGGTTCTGTTATCACAGATAATGGAAAGCCCTGCATCGAAACTATTGACGCAGGAATGGTTATGGATGAGCAGTTTAGTGCCTCTAATGAGTACGACTTGTTCTTCGTTGCTCAAAAAACTCTAAATAATAATAATCACGGTATGATTTGGGGCACTCAAACTGGGAATGATTGCAGGGTGTGGCTGGTTGACTACAGGCTGTATTTAGAGGTTAACAACGGAGAGAATAATAAGGGCAACTACGGTGACGGTGGGGCTAACACGAGTTTTTATGAAATGGGTCAGCTTATCCTTAACGTAAGGAGAGATGGGTCTGATGTAAACACAGCTCAAAGGAATGACGTGGTTGGTGATCACAACTACACGCGAAACGGCGCCATGAAGACTGACAGAATCCTTAACGCCTGGAACAACAAGCAGTACTCTTTTGCTGGTAATGTACAGGAGATCATCATGCTTGACGGTGATAAGTCTTCTGAGCGTTCTGCTATCCAATCTAATCTCAACACATATTACAGCGTTTACTAATGGCTATAAATTTTGACAGCGACACCAATAAGGTGAATATTACCGTTCCAGCACCTACTACTGTAACTGTAACGGAGAAAGGAATAAAAGGAGATGCAGCTACGGTAACGGCTGGTACAGTAACTACTGTTGCTGAGGGTCAACCAGCAGTTGTGGTAAACTCAGGCACAACTAAGGATGCTGTATTTGATTTCTCTATCCCTACAGGACCTAAAGGGGCAACTGGAGATACAGGGGCTCAGGGCATCCAAGGAGATATCGGACCTGATGGTCCTCAAGGCATTCAAGGTCCGCAAGGCGAACAAGGAGATACAGGTCCTATAGGTGCTACAGGATCTCAAGGGTCTACTGGTGCTACAGGGGCTCAAGGACTTCAGGGGGAACCTGGAACCAATGGATCAGACGGGGCTGATGGAGTTGGCATCCCTTCGGGGGGTACAACGGGTCAGTCTCTTGTGAAGGTTGATGGAACAGACTATAACACTCAGTGGAGTGAAATAGACACATCTCAGTGGACAACCGCAACGAACGACATATACTACAACACAGGTAACGTAGGTATCGGTACGGCTACACCTTCTGAGGTTTTGCACGTAAACGGAAATGTAAAAGTTGCAGGAAAGATAGCAACTCCAAACGCTATTGCGATAGGTTCGGGACATGTCGGAAACGTAGGCGGATCTTATTCTATACACATAGGTCATGATGCTGGTAAAAACGATTCAGGAGCGTATAATGTCCTTATGGGGTTTCAGGCTGGCGCCTTTCATAGCAAATCAGAGCGTATATCAATAGGGTATAGGGCAAAAGCAGGAAACTATTCCGTAGCTCTTGGCAGTGATTCGTCTAACGGAAGCAGTACCGACTACTCTGTTTTAGTTGGTAACAAAACCGCTCAATATACTACAGGAGCCAAAAACGTAGCGGTCGGCTATGAGGCCGCAAAGGGCGTTTCAGGTACCTCAACCTTCGCCAGCACAGTAGCCGTCGGCTACCAAGCCTTAACTGCGCTGACTACTGGGGCTGGAAATACAGCTGTTGGGTATCAGGCGGGGGACGCTTTAACTACACAAGGTCAAAACACGCTCGTTGGATATCAAAGCACTGCCACCGCAAACCAAGGCACAGCGATTGGATATGATACATCGGTAGCCTCATCTGGTATCGCTATCGGACAGGGCGCAGAGACAACAGGTTCAAACGCTGTTGCAATTGGTGTTGTTGCGCGAGCTGGTTATGAAGCAGTGGCAGTTGGTCACGGTGCAAATGGAAATGGGGCGCTGAGAAACGTCGCTTTAGGTTACTATGCGGCTGGGGCTACATCAGGCACTTACAACCACGCTATTGGGTATCGCACAATTCGATATACAAGCGGTAATAACAATTCAGCGGTAGGAGCATTTGCCCTTGAGGGTACCTCAGGCTCCTCTACCTTCTCCAATACAGTAGCTGTCGGATATCAAGCCTTAACTTCGCTGACTACTGGGGCTGGCAATACAGCTGTTGGGTATTTATCTGGATCTTCTTTAACTACTGGAGGTTACAATGTGCTCATAGGTCAATCCGCTGGAGACAGCATAACTAATGGGACAAACAATGTTGCGCTTGGCGTTAATGCGCTTGGAACGGGTAACCACGGGAATAGCATAGCCATTGGTCGTGATGCAATTGGTAGCGCTGCGTCTTCTAATAGCATCGGCATTGGAACAAGCGCTGGTAGATATTCAACGGGGGGAACTAATACTTTAATTGGGGTTAATTCTGGAATGGGCGTTTATGGATCGTCAGTCTTTAATAGCGCAGTAGCAGTTGGTAACCTAACATTAGCATCATTAACTACAGGATTTGCTAATGTAGCGATTGGGTATCAAGCTGGGACTGCTTTGACTACAGGAAATCATAACACAGCGATTGGGCATCAAGCAGGTATATCCTTAACAACCTCATCCAAAAATACAGTTATTGGCTTCGAAGCGGGTAGCTCTCATTCAAGTCACTCAACCTCCGTAACAGCAATAGGTTATCAAGCAGGAAAATCAACAACATCAGGTGGGGTTTTTATAGGTAGTCAAGCAGGTATAAATGTTAATAACTCAGGAAATGTTTTAATTGGTGATGGTTCTGGAAGTAGTATTACTAGTGGTAATGGTAATGTAGGAATTGGGAGTAGTGCATTAAAAAGTGCTTCAATTCAAAATGTTGGGGTGGGTTCTGAAACAGGAAGGTATGGGGCTGGGAGTAACTCAGTTTTAATAGGTTACCAAGCTGGAAGAGGAAGCTCAGGAAACCCAGTAAGCCAGACTACTCTGTTAGGATATAAGGCAAATTATTTAGGTAATGGTAGTAATGACGTTATGGTTGGGAGAAATGCTGGTGTTTCACTAACATCTTCTAATGGGAATATTTTAATAGGGGATAATGTAGCATCAACAGAGACATCTTTAAATAACAAACTCTATATAGAAAACAGCAATTCAGTTACTCCGCTTATCTACGGGGAGTTCGATAATGACATCGTAAGAATAAATGGCACGCTACAAGTAGGTGATCCAGCAGGGACAGGGTACGCCTTACCTGCGGCTACAGGAACTACAGGTCAGATACTTTCTGTAAACGCTAGCGGAGACCTTGCTTTTGCAGCGGCAGGAGGAGGAGGATCCAACACCAACTTAGCCAATACCAACCTTACACAGAGCGGCAATAGAAATTTTGACCACGATGGCAGCACGCTAACGTTTGACTTGAACGATGGCGGCATATTTAAGGTTACAGACAATAGCGACCCTGGTTTCGGGGTTAACCTTGAATGCCACAGCGGAACCACGTTTATTCACGACTTACAATATCCTACATCTGACGGTACTTCGGGTCAAGCGCTAACGACCAATGGATCAGGAGTTCTGTCATTCACTACGGTAAGCGGTGGGGGCGGGTCTGGAGGCATTGGAACTGCCGATCAAACTCTTGATGCTGATAGAACTATAGACACCAACGGATACAACCTTGATATTGAGCTTGATCCTACGGGTACGGCTGACACCTTCACTATCCACGACGGAACACATGATCTCTTCCAGGTAGATACTAGCACGAGCGGTACGCTGTTTGGTGTTAATGATGTTTCTGGTCTCCCTATGTTCCAGAGCAACTCTGACGGAACTATGGCTTTGCCTCAGATCCTCACAGCTGCACCAACAGGAACTGCAACTGAGGGTACTATGCAGTTAGGTATCGTGTCTGGTACGTGTTACCTTTACGTGTACATCAACGGTGGATGGAAGAGCACCACTTTAACTTAATATCATGCATTTCGATAACAGACACTACGTAGTCTTTGACCTCTCAGAGGTAGACACGATCGACTTCTCAGAAGTCATGGAGACATCAGCAGATACGCTGAGAAAGAACTTAGCAGGGACTCAGAGCTTTGTGAAGTATGAAAGTGACATGCCCGCTTCGGTAACAGCTTTGACGACGCGCAGTCAGGAGTACACTCATGAAGATATTCTTACGCTGCTGGCTGGGACTGATTGGACTGACCCTAACGCAGACATCATCTAAATGGGTGGGTTTGCAAATAACGCACCTATCGTAACCGATGGGTTGGTGTTCTACGTTGATGCGGGGAATGATAACTCGTATCCTGGGAGCGGGACTACGTGGACTGATTTAGCAGGTAGTAATAATGGAACATTAACAAATGGACCCACATTTGATTCTGGGAATGGTGGAAGTATTGTATTTGATGGGAGTGATGATTCTGTACCTATAGATGTTAGTAATATATTCCCCACAGGTAATCAATCCCATAACTTATCTATTAACTGTTGGGTTAAATTACCAAATACCACACAAAACGTAATATTTTTTGGCTCTAGATATGGAGATAGGGTTTATTTAATGATGAAGTCTGGAAAATGGACTATAGGATGGGGAGGAGGAAATCAACTAGGTGTTATTGATGCTACTACAAACTGGACAAATGTATGTGCCTCTATTGCTAATGGAGTTGCAACACTTTATGTTGATGGAGTAAGCGACGCTACAAAAACAGACACTTCATTATCAATTCCCTCAATTCTTCCTATTGGTGCTTATTATTATAATGGAGTATGGAACCCTGGTCAATCTTACCCAAATTCAATATCTAATGTGAGTTTTTATAACCGCACCCTCTCTGCCTCTGAAATCACCCAAAACTACAATGCTTTAAAAAACCGTTTCGTATGAGCGTGAAGAGTAACATAGGGGTAGTAACCGATGGACTTGTATTTGCGGTAGATGCTGCTAATTATGAGTCGTATCCTGGCAGTGGTACTACTTGGACCGATTTAGCAGGTAATAATAATGGTACCTTAAAAAATGGACCTACATTTGATTCGGGAAATGGTGGCAGTATTGTATTTGATGGGACGAATGACAGAGTTAATCTATCTACATCTACCAGCCTCCCAGGAGATTTTACAGCACTCGCTATTACCAAAATTCCTTCATTAACTCCTAGTTCAAATTGGGCTATGTTTTTTGGGGCTGCCGATACTGATAACTTTATAGCTGTTACAAATGATTTTGCTACTTTAAGAGTCCAAAGCAATAATAGCACGAATAGTGATTTAAATTCTATATCATATCCTTCTAATGAAATAGTTATGTTACAAGTTACTCAAGAAGGGAATAGTAATTATTGGTGGATTAATAACACATATTTAGGCACTTCATCCAATGGTAGTTATGATGGTATGGAAATTACGCGTTTAGTTTCTTACGCAGATGGGAATAACTTAGGAATGTGGGCTGGTAATTATTATTATGCCTCTTTATATAATAGAGCACTCACCTCATCAGAAATCCTCCAAAACTACAACGCCCTAAAAAACAGATTCGTATGAGTTACAGTTTCGGTAAAAGTATAGTGACGGATGGGTTGGTGTTCTACGTGGATGCAGCTAATGGTAATAGCTATTCAGGGTCAGGAACCACATGGTCCGACTTAGTGGGTAACACTGATGGTACTCTAAAAAACACACCTACGTTCGATTCTGGCGATGGGGGTAGTTTTTACTTTAATGGGTCTAATGAATATACGGATATAAAATCCCTTGTCATACCTGCTAACATTACAGTTTCTGCATGGATTAACCCAAGTGCAACCACTTCGGCTGGCCAAATATTAACAAGCGATGACTCGGCAGTATCTATTAGAAACTGGCAGTTTTTGATGGAGGCAGATAACAAAATAAGGGCCATTGGTTTCCATACATCTGGAAACCAAAATCTTCAGTTTGTAACTACAGATACTATCCCAGATGATACTTGGACGATGGTTTCTTTTACATCGGATGGAACCAATATAAAGATCCAATTCAATGGGGTTGAAAAAGCCACAGGTAGCTTCCCCTATAGCTTACTAGGTAATGGGTCTACTGGTGATGCACTTATAGGCGCTAGAAAGAGCTCTAGTTTAGCTGCTTTTTTTAATGGTAAAATAGCGGTCGTACAGGTATATGACAGGGCTCTTTCCTCTACAGAGATACTTCAAAACTACAACGCACTAAAGAATCGATTTATTTAATTATATTTGCACTTATAAAACAACATTATGGCATTTACATTTCAATCGAAATCCTGGTCTATCGCAGGTGAGAAAGAGTTCGAGAATCACTTTACTATTCTAAACCCAACCCTATCTGTTATGCAGGTAAGCGTTCATGAAGAGAACGTATACATTAGCATGAAAGCAGTAGAGAACGGGGGCGTATTCGAACACAACCTTAATGTTCAGTACAATAACTCTGCTGGAGAAACAGATTTAGACGTGATCGTAGATTCAGCTGTATCTCAGGCATTTCCTGAAGCTACACTGAACAGCTGATAATCAGAAGCTTACAATACAATGAAGGCCCCTAGTGGGTCTTTTTTGTTTTTATTATATTTGCGGTATGCGCTGTTGCAAAAAATACAAAAAGGGAGGCAATGTAAGCCTCAAGATGGGCAAGCATAAGTCTCGTTCTGGCGGACTTACTGCCGCTGGTGTAAAGAAGTATAACGCAGAAACAGGTAGCAACCTGAAGACTGCCGTTACTACACCCCCATCTAAGCTCAAGAAAGGAAGTAAGGCAGCGAAAAGAAGAAAGTCTTTTTGTGCTAGGATGTCTGGCGTGAAAGGACCTATGAAGAAGCCTAATGGTAAACCAACCAGGAAGGCTCTTGCGTTACGGAAGTGGAACTGTTGATTAAGAAGTTGAGATGCCAGAAAATATTTCTCATTTTGAATTCCTGCTCGTTGCAGGATCTTTAGTAGGTGGTTGGGTGAAGTTTCACTCTGACTATAGTAAGCTGTCGGCAAGGGTTTCCGCACTAGAAGCGGATAGCGGTGAGTTCCGAGAAGATGTAAAACAGCTTCTAAAAGACATCCAGGAGATCAAGCTCTTGCTTGCAAAGAATCAAATGCAATGAATGCAGTCAAGTACAACAAAGGAGGTAAGTTAAAGGTAAGCTCAGCTACTAAGTCTGTTCCTGCTCCTGATGGTTTTCACTGGATGCTAGATCGAGGTAGGTATTTTCTAATGAAGGGGGATTACAAACCTCATCCTGGGGCCGTAAAGGAAGCTAAATTTAAATTAGCAAGCCATGAGAGTTAAGAAGGGATGCGGTTGCGGTTGTGAAAGTTACAAGAAGGGCGGTACCGTCAAGGATGCCTGTTATAGAAAGGTAAAATCTAGATACAAAGTTTGGCCGTCTGCTTACGCTTCTGGGGCTTTAGCTAAGTGTAGAAAGGTGGGATCTAATAACTGGGGTAATGGCGGTAAGAAAAACTAAGGCTGGATTAAACCTTAAGCGCTGGTTTAAAGAAGACTGGCAAACGGAGTCTGGTGAAAAAGATACTGGAGGAAAACGAAAGACCTTCAGACCAACAAAAAAAATATCTTCTAATACTCCAACTACGTGGAGTGAGTTAAGCCCCTCTGAGAGAAGAGCCGCCAGAAGGAAGAAAAGAAAAGAGGGTAGAGTTGATAGATTTAAAGTGAAGAAGAAGCCTAAAAATTAATTGTTATATTTGCATTTATATAAACAACAATAATGGCTACAACAACCGCAACAATTACACTCTCTAGCGCTGACCTCACGGGCGATGCTTTGTCCCTAAATACTACAGCTACTTTAACTAAGGCTGGGGTAACTACTGGACTAGATCAAACCACTGGGGTAGCTCGGAAGTTTTACGCTAGTGCATCGACTGCCGCAAAGTTGATCGATGCTGCTGACTATACAGACTCTAAAGCTCACAAGGTTTACATTAAGAATACCTCAACCACTGCTGCTGAATTCATTACCATTGAGTTGGGCGCAGCTAACTTAAACTTGGGTAGTCTTTATGCTGGCGATTGGGCTTTCTTCCCATGGGATGGATCAAACGATATTGATATTGATACCAGCTCTGTCAACATGACTGTTGAGTACATGGTAATCTTTGAAGCATAATGGCAACTATTAGAGTCTCTTTAGGCTTAAGTAGTGCTGATGTAATGAGCAGCGCTTTGAATCTTTCTACTTCAATCAACCTTGAGGCTGATGCGGGTAGTATGATTAGAGCTAAGGTGGCGCAAACTTCCGTTAACGCTAGTGCTCTTGTTGTCTATAAAGCAGATGACAAGCTCACATCAGCGTATATGTATGTTCAGAACCTTGATTCTGAGCAAGAAAACTTTATCTATATCTACCAAGATTCAGATAACGATGATCTCGTAGCTAAGATTGGAGGAGGTGAATTTGCTTTTATCCCTGTTGCGGTGGATAAAACGTTCAAGTGCTACGCCACGAAAGTTGATACTATGGTCGAGTATGGGGTATTCGGATTGGATAGCTCAGCTGTGACTTTGGCATAAAAACATAATTTAATTTTAATGGAAAACGAATTTGAAGGAATCGGTAAGATTGAAACCTTTGACTCACCAGAAGCTGTAATGGCTTCTATGGAGCCTGAGGCTACCGAGCAACCTGTAGAGCAGGCTGCGCAAGAACAGACTATTCAAGAAACGGTTACACAACCTGCTGTTGAGGAGCCTGTACAAGAGAATACAGAACAACCAGTTGAGGCTGAACAGCAAGAGATCGCTGAGCCATCAACTACATCAGAGCCTTCACCACAGGAAGTCGAGTCTGCAGTAATGGATTTCTTAAGCCAAAAGCTTGGGAGAGAAGTCAGTAGCATTGACGAACTTATGGAGGCTCAACAATCTGAGGCACCAGCCTTGGATGAAAGAATCAGCGCTATCGCTAAGTTCGTTGAAGAAACGGGCAGAGCGCCAGAAGATTGGTTCAGGTATCAGTCGTTGAATCCTGAAGGTATGGATGACATGACAGCCATTCAAATTGAAATGGCTAATAACTACCCGAACCTTTCTTATGAAGAGTTGGGACTTTTAATTGGGAGTAAGTACAAGAATAATCCAGATGTCCATACGGATGACGAGGTTAGGCTTGCGCAACTCCAAATGAAGATAGATGGCGATAAGGCCAGATCTGAAATCAATAGGATGAGAGACAGCTACTCTGCTCCTAAGGATGAAGAATCAGCCCCACAGCAGGAGTCTATAATCACAGACGATTGGATTAATCAAATGTCATCAGAGGTTGATGCACTCACAGGTCTAGAGTTTGACCTAGGAGAAGACAAGACCTTTGAGTTTGGACTGGATGATCAATACAAAAGTCAACTCAAGTCAAAGAATGCTCGTCTCGATGAGTACTTCGATGATTATATTAATCAGGATGGTTCCTGGGATTACGATAAGCTGTCCTCTCACAGAGCGGTAGTAGATAACGTTGACAAAATTGTTAAAGCTGCGTACACACGCGGACTTGGTGATGGTCAAAAGAATCTGTTAAATACAGCAGCTAACGTAACTACAGAAACCCCTAAACAAAACACAAACACATCTCAAGGCAACACGCTCTCTGATCAACTAAAACAAGCATACGGTCAGCAGAACGGCTTTGGGTTCGTTTAAACTTTTAAAATAAGAAAATATGGCTGCTACAGGACAAGCTTTAGGGAATGGAAGTAATAAAGTTCCAGGACTAAAACAAACACCAGACAACTACGTTGCTCTAGGTGAATTGCTGGAATATAACAAACCAGACAATATGGATCTCTACGTTAAGACGTTTGGAGATCAAGGCATTACAGGATTCTTGGAATTGACTGGTGCAAAGAAGAACGCTGGAACTTCTGATCAAATCCAGTACTGGGAGGAGGGTCGTTTGCACAAAGCCTTCACTGCTACAGTTGGGACGACAGCGACTGCTTACGGCGCTTTAAACATGACCGTTCCCTCTGGAGCAGGAGCAAGAGCTAATGATGTACTCTTGAGTCAAAACACTGGTGATGTGCTCTTGGTGGAGGAAAGCCTCGGAGCTACAACTATGTCCGTTCGCTCACTGGCAGGTGTTACTTTGCTGCAGGCTACTGGTGGCACTGATCATTTTTCTGTGATAGGTAACATTGCTGCGCAGGGCGCTTCTCAGCCAGATGATTTCTACCAAACAGAGATCAACAAGAGAACTCAGGACTTCATCATTGCAAGAGAGACATTCCATGTGAATGGATCACAGGCATCTAACGTAGGTTGGATCAATACTGGTAATGGTGATTACAGATGGTACTTGAAGGGTGAGAATGATACTCGTAAGAGATTCATGGATCAGCGTGAGATGCTCATGCTCTTTGGTGAGCGTCAAGCAGGAACTGCTACAGGAAATGACGGTATCGTAGGTACTGAGGGTTACTTCTCTGCTTTGAGTGACAGAGGTATCGTTTCAGCGGGCTTTGGCGTCTCTGCAACACTTGCAGAGATTGATGATATCATCCTTGAGCTTGACGCGCAGGGGGCTCCTTCTGAGTACGCTATGTACTTGAATAGAGCTGCTTCTTTAAATATTGATGATATCTTAGCTGCTGGTGTTGGAGACACCATCACTGGTGGTTTGGCATCTCAATTCGGTGCATTCAATAACTCTCAGGATATGGCTGTGAACCTTGGCTTTAAGTCATTCACTCGTGGCGGTTATACCTTCCACAAGCATGACTGGAAGCTATTGAATGATCCTACCCTGGCTGGTTCTCTCAATAACGCTGTAGGTGGTGGTTTCTACAAAGGAGCTATGGTTCCAATGACGCAAGTTGCTGATGCAAGAACAGGCGAAAGAGCCCCATCATTGCAGATGTACTACAAGCAAGATCGTGAAATGAACCACTGGGTCGAAGGTGGTGATGTACTCGGATTCAAAACGAATAACCAAGACGTCGCTAAGTTCCACTACAGATCAGAGTGTGCGTTGGTGACTCGCGGTGCTAACCAGCACGTATTGCTCACGTAATAAATTAGAAGGTAATGGGCGGGGGCTTCGGCCCCTGCCTCTTTACTATAACGTAAAAACATAAACCATGCCCAGAATAGCACCAAGAATCCAAAATTTCTCCTCCTTTTTCTTAGGTGGCGATCCATACTCTTACGCAAGCGTCGGAGCTAATGACTCAATTACTCTTCCATTAAAAACTAGCTTTTTTCTTATTTCTAATGAAGAACAGTCATCTATTGGAGCTCCAAATGATCCAAACTTCGTCGCTGAAGTTAACGGAAACCTAAAGGTTAACATTCCAAATGCTAAAACCTTAGGCACGGAGATTATACTTTATTTGCAAGGTGCTGATGGAGACAATCAAATTCTGGTGAGCTTTACAGGATTAGATGCTAATTCAGATGAATTCTCATTGACAACTAGTACATCAAGAGATTTTCCTGTCGTATTAAATCTTGTATGGATGGGAACTGCATGGGTTCTTAGAAACGGAGGTTCGATTGTTAGTGCAACCGTTTCCTGATTTTATTTATTTTTTTAATTTTATTTAATTATGGCACAATTACAACAAGCCAAAAAGCGTGGGCGTCCCGCCAAATCAAAGTCTATCTTAATCGAGGGTATGAAGCCCCCCGTCCCAACAGGAAAGTCCATTAAGAGGTGGATTGCCCCTAAGGGTGGTAATGTTCTTATGTTGAATCAAAGCGATACAACAGTATTTGACGAAGAGTCTAATCGGGTAAGAGCAATAAGGTACTGCGCATCGGAGAACTCAGTATTCAAGGATGAGCAATCAGAATTTGCTACTAAATCGCCAATCGTATTCAGGGATAAGAATCTATTCGTAAAGCCCGAACAGCCTAACCTTCAGAGGTTCCTTGAGTTAAGCCCTCATAATATGGCTAACGGAGGCTCTAAGTTTTACATGGAGGACAACTCAGGTAAGATCGAAAAAACGGTAGATGATGAGTTCTTGGTTCATGATGCTGTTACATTGCTCAGGTCTAAGGATCTAGATGAGCTAATGGCCGTAGCTATATCATTCTCTATTGATACTGATCGTCCAGCCAGTGAGATTAAGCACGACCTTTTGCTAAAGGCTAAAGCTTCACCACAGACTTTTATCGATTCATTCGATAATCCAGTAGTCACTATGAAGGCTAAGCTTAGACAGGCTGAAAAGATGCAAATCATAAAGCTATCCGAGGATGCCATCAGATGGTATGATACAAATAAAGTAATCATAGTAGTACCTATAGGTAAAGATCCGATGGATATATTTGTCAGGTACTGTTTAACAGAGGCAGCTTCGCCAGTCCTAGCGCAAATCGAAAAAGAAATCGCATAAAGAAAGGCCACCTTCGGGTGGCTTTTTTGTTTTGTATATTTGCGTATGGCTCAAAAGTTTTTCTTATTCAAGCGCGAAGAACCTGCTCTGCGTGGAGGTGCAGTATTTTCTGATAACGGAAAGGGTATTAGCGTTATATCCCTACCAGCAAATAATCTAGCTTATATGGCTGCGGACAGAGGTGCTTTAATAATGTACTTCAATAACTCCGCCCCCTTTGAAGAGAACAGCCTAACGCTTGCTGGAGAGTCATTTGAGAAGACTAGCATTACAGTTACTTGTGAGGTAGGTAAAGAAACCGACCTTATGGAGAATATCATTAGCTTCATAAATAAGAATACAGTAACTGACGTCATGAAGTTTGACGCTATAGGAGGTGAGAACACATTCAGGACTATAACCCCATCACCTAACATTGACACAAGGGTAAGGGCTCGTCCAGTAGAGCGTGGATTGGTAGGGACTGAGGCTATCGTTAGTGGCCTTGATGCTAACGCAATAGTTAATGGCATTGATTTTTTAAAGGTTGAAAACAAACCCTTCGTTGATTACGGAGGTGAAAACATAACAGCTAAAGATGGTCACGTTATAACTACACTTGTTAACTCAGGTGTCGGTGGAAACGACTACGATCTAGTTAATGATGGCCCTATATGTAGAAACCCAGATACTGCTTGTAATTCTAAAACTATATCCTTTGATAAGAATGGTGAGCTAAAAACTAATGTATCTTTTTCTGGAACAGTTGTAGCGGCTACTTTACCTTCATCGCTTTCTAACTCACAAGTAGCTGATTATAAGAGGTTTAAGACTGATCACGTCATAACATCTGCTATTAGCGTCACCAGTGGAAGCTTGGTTTCTTTTACTGGCAACAGCTCGAAATCAGGTACGGTAGTGATAACTAGGGGTGGTGTTGATGTAACCCCTTCGTCTAATCCCCTCATACCTACTTTTGATGACATTGAATCTGATGGAGCTACTATAACCCAATGCAGGGTAAACAACACTGGAAATAATTTATTTATTGGTGACGTTGTAAGTTTCGATCTTCAAAATCACACCAGTATAAACATCTCTTTTACAGTTGCTTCTGATGATATAGTCGATAGTATTCAAGCTATTTTAAGGGATTCAGTCAGCCTTAATCAAAGTGCCCAAGACGATTTAGGATTAGTGATACCTAAGTTCACTGTATCCACTAATGGGTCTGGTAATCTCACTAGTTTTAAGACATTCACTAGGTCATCTAATTTGTTGGCGGGTGATGTCATTTACGTTTCCGTTCACGACCCAAATAACCCAGCAACGGCTCATGGGCTTATCATATACACAGTATCTCAGGATGATATAGCTACTGAGTTTAGTAGATCTGTAATGCAGATAGTCGAAAGAATCGGAAGCAATATACCACAGGACCCTACATTCCCTTATACAGATTACGTAACCTACATGACCCTGGTGATACCTCCAGGCACTTTAATGAAGCCGCTACACGCTAGTAAGTATAACGGTGTTCCGCTTGCATCCCCTACATTTGTTTCAAACATGGGGCCATTCCCATATGACTCTTTGGGTAATGAGTTTGAGGTTAATCATGGCGTTTTTTCTGATATTTCATCTAGCCATCCACAATCAAGCTCCTTTGAAGCTTTATTTAGTAGCTTCCCATTTGTTCAGAACACTCAGCAAGAAATAACTAGCGAGGAGAATCTGTATACTTTTGTCGTTAGAAGGACAATCAACAGAGATTTGTTTATATACTCTAAGGATGGCGAGTTAGTTGCTTCAAGAAAATCTAGTATTGACGAAGAAGACACTCAGCTTGATGTTAGATATTTAGGTATGGTTCTTCCGTTCAATACGAACGAAGGTTTAATTAGAATAGCCAGGTTTGGTGTGGTAGGAAAAGACTTAGGTGATCTCACCTGCAGGAACTTAGCCACTCAGCTTTACAATAGATACAAGCATAAAGCAGCAAATTTGGCCTGATTTTGTTTTTCGTATATTTGCCTCATGGTCAGCGTGTATCAAGTATATCAGTCCTTAAAGGATTTAGCCAATAAAGAGCAAAAGGGTTTTATAACACCCCAAGTATTTAACAACTTCTCTGCTTTAGCTCAGTTGAACATCTATAATGAAATGTTCTCAGAGCTGTCTAGCGCTAAGCGACTGGCTCGTCAGAATTTCGATCCTGGAAGAGATAAGTCAATTAGAAAGCAGCGTCTTGAGGATTTATCTTTCTATATCAAAAGAACGGAAATTAGTGCTGCTGAAAATGATAATGAAGCGTTCGGGACTAGCGGTACATTAGTTGTTATACCTAAGCCAGATGATATGTCTAAATTGATTAGCATCATGGCGGATAGCAATGTCAGCTCTGAATCAGGAGAAGGAGAAGATTTTGTACAATGTCAGTTGGTTTATGAACCTGAGAAAATTAATTACTTGCTATCAAGCAATCTATCGAAGCCTACTGTAAATTTTCCAGTAGCTCTTGTAGGCAGAAGTCAAATAGAGGTGTTTCCTGATAATCTTGATTACGTGGAAATTACTTACTACTCGAAGCCAGGGTCAATAACAAATAATGAAACAGTAAGTACTTTACCTCCTGTTTATGCTTTCAACTCTATTGAGTTTGGAGGGAACGAACAAGACTTTTTTGATTCTACCAACTCAAGGGATTTTCACTTGCCACCTCACTACCTCACTGAAGTAGTAATGGAAATGGCAAAGCTTATAGGTATCAGGCTCAGAGATCCTAACATAACAGCATTTGCAACACAAGAAGAAGCATCTGAATAATGAGTCAAAATAAAGTAAAACTTTCGGAGGTAATTAGTGACTTCATAGTAACGCTGGATAGCGATGATTATGCTAGCAATGCTTCTGATATAGCTATAAAAAACTTTGCCTTAAGGGGAATTAGAGAAATTGGATTTGATTTAGGTAAGAAAATTAGATCATTAAAGCTGTCTGTTAATGCTGAGAACAGCACTGTTACTCTACCAGCGGATTTTGTTGATATGGTAAAGATTGGCGTTGTGGGGTCTGACGGGGTTGTCAGGGTTTTCGGTGAGAATAAACACATCAACTACTCTCAGGTCATAACAGACAGCACCAGAACAGATTCTAAATCATCTACCACAGGGAATGATGGTGATAGTGGTAGTGAGTATCCTTACGTATTTGAGAATTACTTGTATCAAGGCGGACTAGGTAGGCTGTATGGTGTGGGGGGAGGCAACTTGGCTGGAGGGTATCGTATAAACCTAGATCAGAACAGAATTGAGATAGACACTAATAGTGGTCAGTCTCAAGTTGTTATGGAGTATATAGCTGATGAAGCTAGATCTGATGATCCTGAAGTTCATGTGTACGCAGAAGAAGCCCTGAGGTCTTATATGTATTACAGGATAGTTGAACGAAAATCTACTGTACCAGCTGCTGAAAAGTCTAGAGCTCGTCAGGAATATTATAACGAAAGAAGGAAGGCAAACGCCAGGATGAGCAACTTCACGAAGGAAGAAGCTCTAAAGACTATCCGTAAGAACTTTAAGCAGGCACCTAAGTACTAATGCCGATAGATAAGATTATACCCAGGAAGCTTAACACAGATATTGATGGTAAGCTAATTGATAAGTCGTCTATGATTGACGCTTTAAACCTTTACTCAAGCTCAGACGAAGGGGGAAACATAGGTGTGCTAAAGAATATAAAGGGCAACACAGAGATTAATCAGTCCACACCTTTTGGCGCTGAATCTCGTGTTCTCGGAAGTGTAATAGATCAGAAAACAAATATCTGTTACTTCTTTGTGTCATCTAGTACAGGTAGCGATCATGGTATATGGGCATACGACCCAGAGGATAAACTTTCAGGACAGAGGGATCAGCCCTATGTGAGGTTGATATACAAGAGTAAGCAGTTTAACTTTCCATCTAATGGTTTTGTGAAGGGTGATGTTGTTCACATAAACAAGCAGACATTTCCTGACACCCATGGAGATGAGTTTGACAAAGATGCTGTTATATTCTTCACGGATAATAAGAATGAGCCAAGAAAGATAAATGCTTACCGAGCTTATGAAGCTCAAGAAAATATCTACGGCAACTCCTATGCAGAGGCTGACTTTATAACGGCATGCCCTAAGGTTCCTCTTGACCCTATATCTTTTTCCTTCACTAAGGATAATAATAGAAAGGTTAGTAATTTTAAAGGTACTTCTGGATTTCAGTTTGCTTACCAGCATATATATATAGATGGATTTGAATCTGCTGTATCGGTATATTCTGATGTTGCATTTCCCCCCTCAGTAATACAGCAAGGTGCGCTAACTTATGGTAGCCACGATAGTTACAACCTTTGTAATCTTATCATACCTAAGCCAGGTCCAGAGATAGAATTCATCAAGATATTAGCTAGAGAGGGAGAAGGCTCTTCTTTTTTGGAAATTGAGGAGATAAAACGCTCTGATTTGTTTGGGGTTAACGATCAGTATGTAGGGGTTTACCCATTTTACAATGATAAGCTGGCAAGAGCTTTTCCTGAATCAGACATAGACAAACAGTTCGACTCTGTACCTAGGAAAGCGAAGGCTCAGACCGTTGCAGAGAATAGGTTGATGTATGGGAATTACTTTGACGGATTTGATTCCGTTAATGTAGAGTGTCAGGGTCAAGTTATATACAGACAAAGACCTCTGGATGGTGTAGACTTTACGGTTAGTTCTAATAGCTTTATCGGAGTTCATGAAGAACAGCTTAATGGATCTTCAGGCGCAAAGCGTAAGTCTGTTGGTTTCACGATAGATACTTCATCGCTTCCAGACTCAGTACCTCCTGGTGCTGGCATATCGATAAATATCAATATGACTCCCGACAGGAATTGGCACATATACAACTCTGATAATTCCTACCATCAATCTGCTTTGATTGGGGAATATGATCAGTCCCTTTCGTCAAGCTACAATTACAATGAATTCAATAATAACTCCGCTAACTACAGCGAGCAAAGCGCTAATGACTCAGGGGCCTCTTATTTACGCGGGGTTAATAACGCAGAAAAAGTACTTCTTTTCTCTGGAGAGAATGAGGGAATAGTTGATGAAAATAGCTCTGGTCTTAGGTGGAAGAAAAAGTACAACGCTTCCTCAGGCCAGTCAGCAAACGAAACTTTATTCGCTAGAATCGGTACAAGTGCTGCTAATCCGATAATACTTAGGGGGGGATCGCTGGTCTTTAATGTAGGGTTTACTCTCTCCCAGGGGGTATCTTCTGGTTTTGACGGAATCACAGCCACAACCATAAAAGAAATAATTACAGGTCTTGAGTATTCGGAGCTCACGTACAAGGATTTTATATTAGAGGAGTCCATAGTACAGGACACAACATCTACTCTAAACCATAATCTACCGATATCAAATCATACAATTATACCTCAAGCCTACATAGGTCAGACAAATACTGCGCCTGATTTATCTCGCATGATAATGGCTGTGTTACAGGGTGGGGCTGGTTTCGATGTAGATAAAGCTCCTATTGGCTACGTCATATTTAAAGAAGCTACAGCTAAGTTTGGAATTTCATCATTTGATGATTCCGATACAAACATTGAGAGCTCAACTAAGAAGGGATTCAGGCTTTCTCTATTGAGTTTGACTGACGTAAAGCCAATGAGCTGCTATAAGAACCTACTAAGGAGTAGTAGCGCAGTTCAGGGTGTTCCTGCAGGTTCAATCCCTTTCTTAAATACTTGGGGGGTAATAGATCCTTCAGTGGAGTTTATGAATGAAGATGGGACCGTCATCGATTTTAATTTAGACGATCATATGTCTTATTATGGTGGTGATTTTACGGCTGCCACTTTAAACATAGATGAATCGACATCAGACTCTAATTTTTTATTGGCTCCTGGAGCTGGGTACAAAAATATCATAGGCTATTTAACTGAAAATGGTCCAACAAAAATTGACATCCTTACTGAGGGTGATGAAAACTCAGGGGGTGTTGCTTGCATATTTGATGGTAAGGGAGGTCCAGGGGGCGGTCCTTCAAGGGATAGTGTAAGTGGAAACTCATATGATGATTACAGATTAGATCAACAAGGATCAATACCTTTTTGCACTCCATTTGTTAAAGATATAAACACCTTAAAATCAACTATACACGCCATATCTTCGTGGGGCTCTCTCAATCAAGGCGACTGGAATACTCAGATTTCACATTCTGTTTCACCTATGTTTAGCGGAAGAATAGGACTTACCTCTTACAGCAGCTTTCCGTTAGGATCAATACCTGGGGGCAACGATTTCCGACCTACGGTTTTACCCTTGCTTCAAAACGCACGTCCTATAAACGTTTACGAAATTGATGATAACACTGTAGGTTCAATATCCTACCCAGTTCCTTTTGAACACGATGATCTTCCAGGGGCTTTAAGTCCATTTAGCGTTAACTTTTCTCTCCTTCAGTTTCTTGCTCCATCCTTTCTGAATGTTTCTGGAAGTTATTCTGGAGATGTATTTAGAAGTTTTAAATCGAACGCAAATCACGACTTCGGAATCGTTTATTACGACGAGAGAGGAAGGCATGGATTCGTTAATTATTTGACTAACGTCTTTGTCCCTGGTTTATCTTCTCAGGACAGGCCAGAAGGATCTCAAGGAGGCCCATCATCGATTGCCCTATCTATACAGCACGAACCGCCTAGTTGGGCTCATTACTTCAAGATAGTTTATGGGGGTAACTCCACCATAGACAATTTCATACAGTACTCCGTACCCAATGCTTATGTAAGAAGATTCTCTGAAGAAGTAGAATCCACAGAGAGAAACAACTTGTATGTTTCTTTGAACTACTTGCAGGGAAATGAAATATCCTACACTAGTTCATTCGGGGCTAAGAATGTTGCTGGGGGGTTGAATATGTACAGTTACAAAGAAGGGGATAAGCTAAGAGTAATATCTTACGGGCAGGAAGACTCAAGGATATACGCATCTTCATTGTATGAGTTTGACGTAATAGGTTTAGTTGACCTAGCTGTACCACAAGAAGGAGAGGAGTATAGTGTGATACTTGAAGACCAAGAGGAGGATTCTTCGACGATATCATCAAGAACTCAAGGTCAATTCCTTGTACTAAGGGACAACCCAGAAGCTACGGGATTATCTTATCAGTCCGTTAGCTCAGGATCAAGCAGTTGGTCTGAGAACTGCATAGTGGAGATTTACTCCCCCTCTAAAAATATGGAGGAGGAAGAGAAGTTTTACTACGAGATGGGGAACACATATCGGATTGCTACATTTGATGGTAACCTCGTTCACTCCCCCTCTACTATTGTTTTAAATAAAGGTGATATATGGTTCAGGAAGGTTGCCGTTAATTTAAAGAATGTTGAAGGCTCAGAGTTTGTTGACTTAATAACTTCTGATAACACTAGCAACCTTGGAGCTGCGTCTAATTTTGAAAGCATATTTTTAGAGTCTAACACAGCGACTGACATTAACAGGGGTGACTTCAAAGGTTTTGGGAGGCCTAATGTAATAGGTAAGAGCGCAAAGGAATCCAGAAGAGAGGCTTCAGTAACTTATTCTGACAAGAGTAATCCTGAGTCTTCAAGACCTAGGTTTACCTCATTCAATATTAACTCCATCAATTACAATGACTATGATTACAACCAGGGTGAAATAAACTATATGTCTACATCTTCTGGTTACCTGACTTTGATGCAGGACTCTAGGATCTCTTTAATACCTTTATCTAAGAATGTAATATCAGACGCCTCTGGGGGTAGTAATATCATATCATCTAATATTGTTTTAGGTGAGGCAATAGCTCAGGCAGGATTTAAGGGTTGTGACTCAGCTGAGTCTGTTGTTGTGAATGACGACACCATATACTATGCTAACAAGAGGCATGGTAATGTTTACACTTACAATCGATCTCAAGGACTCAGAAATATATCTGATGGAGCGGTAGAGTCGGCTATATCGTCTGAGATTAAAAGAATATCATCTGACTCAGGAGCTCTTAAGATGATAGGGGGTTATGATCCACTTAAGGATGAGTACCTATTAACTATTATTCGTCTGAATGAAGTCCCCACAACCGACTTTGAGATTGTTAGTCAGCCATCTCCAGGCGCTGATATTGCAATCACGGGGCCTATAGTGGATCCTGAACTTGAGGATGCGTTAAACGTAACTGGATTTCAGGTCTTTGTAGATACAGACGGTGATGGCGTTATAGGTCTTAACGAGTTTCTACAGCAAGGAGACATAGCAACTGACATACCAATACTTAACCCTGGTCAAGTTGCCGTTACAGCTAGCTTTGATGGACTTGAAGACCTGGCGGGTCAGATAAACACGACCGATCAGAATGAAATAAATCAAGCCTTATTCAATATAGGTCAAAACATAAATCTTCTTGTTGATGACACTTCTTTACCTCTAACTCCAGATGATATATTAGAGGGTGTAGTCTCTGAGTATATAGGGTCTCAAGGTATTGATATAACAAGCCCAGCTGGTGTCACTGCATTTATTGATGCGGCTGGTTTATCAGAGGCAAATCTGTCTACTGGCGATGAGGGTGACGGAACTGGAGAAGCTGGGTTCAATATACTGTCAAACTATGATCTAGCAGCTCAATTAACTCAGAACGGTCTCGATGGATGGACGGTTCCCTCTTCAATGGATGGTGTTAATAACCAGTTCACTGCCAGCGAATACAGAAGTCTTTTGGGAGCGATTGGACCTTCAGCAAGTCTTGTCAGTGACTTAAACCGTGACGGGATTGTAGGTACATCTGACCTTCTAATGCTTTTGACTGCATTTGGATTCCCTATAAGCACCAACCTTGTACAGGCATTAGAGGAAGCGGATGCGGCTAACATACCTCCATTCGATGGAGGTGACGTTCAGTCAACTGATGAAGGGGACAATACAGACGAAGACGAAACAAACGGAGCATTATAATGACTATAGCCTATTCAAATAAGTTTAAGTCCTGGACATCCAAGTACAGCTTTGAGCCTACTTGTTACGCAAGTATAGGTGAAGAGATGATATCATTTAATGATGATGGAGAGTCATGGGTTCATGACACAAACGAAACCATGTGCGATTTTTATGGGTCTGCTAGTGGGTCATACCTGGAGGTATCATCCAATCAGGACCCATCTGCAATCAAGATGTTTAAGTCTGTTTCTATTGAAACGAATGGGGAGGGGTGGTCAGGAGAGGTCTTTACAAATGATGAGTACGAAGGAAACGAGAAACAAGAGGGTGAGATAAAGAGTTCCTTCTTTAAAAACAAGGAGGGCTTTAAGTACGCTGAGATGCCTAGGTCTAAGATCAACTCATCTGTTTTTATTCCTGCAGGAAAGTTAGGGGAATTTTCAGGTTTGGTGGCTGCAGGAACTGATTACGGGCCTTTGTTTGCTGATTTAACAACTCAGTTTGATAGTAATTATTTTATTCCAGGAGATATTGATGTAATCGCTTCCATCGCATCAGGGGATGCTGTTTCGGAGATTGAGTTTAACTTACCTGGCTCTTTTATGCCAGATTTCATTCAACCAAACACTAACGTGTCATATATTGACGAAGATGGTAACACAGAAACACTTGATAAAATTAAGTTCGTAAGGGCAAGTAAGGACGAACTGACTCTTTCCTGTAGGATTACCCCTTCTGGAGAATCCGACGATAACAGTTTTGACTTTTTTGATATAGAAGGAGTAATTATCTCTTTAGATTTAGTCAATTATTTAGGTGATAACCTATATGGAATCGAAGTTGAAGGTGGTGAAGTCACTCTCACCTCTAATAAAGATTTGCTTAGTGTTCAGAATTCAGAGATTAACGGTGATCAGATGAGAGGTCCATACGCTAGACTAAGACTCACCACAGAAACCAATAAACCCTTTGAGTTACACGCAATTAATGTAGATTATCAATTCTCTAAGCTGGATAGTCGTTTAAATCAAAATTCTTAAATTTGCAGATATGCCATACGCAGGACAAATAGCAGGAACAATAGCAGCCTTAGGTGCTGGATTCTTAGATAACAGACAAAGAAACAAAATGCTGGCTTCTCAGAGAGAAGATTTAGCTGGTGCGGAAGTAGACTATGATAAGTCCATGGCTGCCCTTGCTAAGCAGCAGTATGGCACTACTCAGAAGCAGAGAGACATAGCTCAGATAATGCAGAGGCCTACAGACCTTAGCCCACTTCAGGCAAAACAAGCACAGCTTTTGGATGTAGCTGGACAGTCTGGTGACAGGGCTTTGATGGCAATGGTTCCACAAGCTGATGTTACTGGACAGATACTTGCAGCACAAAGGCAAGATGTGCAGAACGAGCTTGCTGGTAAGAGCTACTTAGCTGGAGCTGAGAAACAGGCTATTGATCAGAATATAGGGTTACGAAGACAGGAGGGAATGATGGCTCAACAGCTTGCTGGTCAAAACCTTATGAGTGCTGGTCAAAACCTTGCAGAAACAGAAGCTTCCAATCCTTTTGCCGACGCATTAGGTAACGTAGCTAGTATATGGGCGTCAGCACCAACACCAACACCAACTGGTAAAAACGGAGGTGTCATTGATCGTATACTTGCCGAGGGGGGTAAGCCTATAGTTCAAAAGCTAGAGGGCCCTGAGGATCACGACAAAAAGAAGTACGCTATCATGGAGGACGGGGCTGTACTTGATGAAGATAACGGAGAGAAGGTAGCTGAAGCTACTGGGCAAGAGTATATCTTGAACTCGGATCAAGCAGGCACTATACATAGTGAGTATGATATGATAGCTCAGAAGATTAAGAATGGCGAAGAGGTAAGTCAGGACGAGTGGATGAAATTCTACGGTGCTGTTGATGAGGTGTTTAGCCAACCACAATTTAACGAAACAGCCTAATGGCAAAGTTTATAGCTAGGAATCCAACAAAGCAAAGCTACAGTGATGCTATAGCTAAGGCGATACCTATTTTTGCTCAATCTCAGCAGATGAAGGTTCAGCAAGCAGCTCAGGATGCAAGACTTCAAGAGCAGATGAACTTTCAGCGAGAGCAAAGGGAGGCTGATCGCGCTCAACGCCTTGGTATTGAATATGCAAAGCAGTCTGCAGCTCAGCAAAAAGCACAACGAAAAATCCAAGACGATAGGAATAAAGCTATATACAAGTCTTCTGGTGATGCCGATAACTGGACTGAGTCACAGCGTAAGGCATTCGATGTGTACGCTAATTACGTTTCTGAAAACAATTTAGGTGATAATCAATCAGATTTTCAGTCTTCTCTGAGTGAGTTAACTACTCTTGCAGATTTATTTAACAATACCAATGAATCTCTAGAGGGCAAGGAAGAAGAGTTTACGGGGTACACCGTTGAGCCTGATTCCTATAGGAGTGACACTATGTATTTTGGTGCTGGAGAGGAACAACTCAATGCTTACAATTCCATTCGAGCTAAGAGTGGTTTTGATGTTGAAACCTTTGATATAGAGGATGGAAAGCCTGTCGCTGATTGGTTAGACGCTAATGGTGATCCTCTATACGTGAATGGTCAGAAGGCAAGAGGTTCAATATATGAATCCCCATTCTACTCTGCAGAAAATATTCAAGGGCTTTACAGTATTGAGGCTAACATAAGGGAGAGGTCTGACATGCCTGGATCTTCTTATTTGCAGGAAATATCTCCACTGGTTGAGATGATTGAGTCTGATGATACGCTTACCGTTGATGAAAGAAAGGAAAAGCTTAAAGCTATGCTAAGTAATTCTTTTGGCGATTTAACCACGCTGGACGCAAAAGGAAAGAACGCATACTCCACGGCTCTAAAGCAGTACGCTAACAGAAACTACCCTAACAACCCAGGCAAGGAGCTTTCAGATGAGGACAAATTAAGTGCTGTGGATTCTTACATAGACGGTATTGTCGGAATGTATCAACCAGAGACAAGCATGATCGAGACGGGTGTACAGGTTCTTGACTACTGGCAAAAAAGAATTCTACCAGTATGGAATAAGATTAACAGCAATCCTGACTTGACCAAGGATGAAAAGGACGAAAGGCTGTCTATTGCTCTTAATTCATTTACATCAGAAAGCAGTGTAGGGGAAACAGACTTAGATAAGGCGTTTAAAACAACCGCCAGAAAGAGATGGGAGGATGACAACCCTGGGAACCCTGATTACAATTTTGATGAGTCAATGGGGGCTCTTAGAGAATCTTTACTTCAAGAGATACCTCCTTTTAGCGAGAAGAAAGCAGAGAAGACTTCAACTGGTAGGGCTCCTACGCAGACTCAAATTGCTAAAAACCAAAGAAAACAAGAGGCGTTTAATCAAGTAAGGGAGGTTGAGCCCTGGTCAATGCCTACTGAATTTGACCTAATGGACAACCCAACCTATGGTCAGATTAACTTTGACCCTAACGTTGATAATAGCGCTACTATCGCTATAACTGATTTTAACGAGCCGCTTCAGCTCTCTAGCTACTTGTCTGATGAATACTCTACTGGAAAAGAGATTAATAAATTCGAAAAGAATGAAGCGGGAGAAACGGTTGCAGTGAAGGTTCCAGGTCCTAGGTTAAATGTAGAGGCGAAACCTCAAGCCATGACGCTTCTCGATACAGATCAAGGAATTGTAGTCGAGTTAAAGAACTGGACTGGGATAAAGAACGTGTCTGGTGGTCGAGATATACCACCCATTTACATAGACCCCAAAATCAATAAAGATCTTTATAAAGCTATAGACGCTGAGATACAAAGAACAAGAGGGGTTTCATTTATTGAGCTTCAGAGAGAATTTGTTAAATCAATAGGAGGGCTATAATGAACGATAAGTTTCAACAGGTATATGACTATTTGAATTCAGTTGGATCACTTGCTGAGGGCAGTACCGCTGAGTCATTTAACGAAAAGTACACTAGCGGGTCTGGAAACATAAACAGACTATACTCACAAGTAGCTTCAGATCCTGACTTCCCTATTGAGTTTTCTTCAATAGAGCAGTTCCAGACTGATGTTTTTGGAGGCTTAAAAAAAAAAGCAGAAACCGAACAGTCTCCTTTGGGGCCTCCTTCGGAAGAGGCTTTCATGGAGTCTACCTCAAGTACGCCTCAGGATCAACCGTCAGAGAGTGGAGATTCGGATTGGCAAACAGTAGATAGCGGAGTTTTTGGAGTAAAGCAACAGAAAGGAGACTCCACTAGGTATCAAAGGACTAGATTTACTGCAAGTGGGAAGGGGTTCATGGTTCCTGTGAACTACTATGATTACGGAGAAAATTTTCTTAAGGGTGATTTCGGAAGCGCCGTCAATAACGTACCTATAATTGGTCAATTCGTTGACAATATGGCTAGAGCTTCTGCATCTGGCTATGCAGCTACAGACAGTTACAAGAACACTAGATGGGCTTTTAACAATCCATCGGAGGAGTCTGTAGAGGCGTACACTCAAAGTATTAATAAATACGAGAGTGATTTAAATGAGTACGGAAAGAGCGAAGAGATGAAAGCTCTTGAGTCCGATATGGCTAAGTATAAGGAAGAGGACGGAGACTGGTTTGGATCCTTTAAAGCTTTGGCGTTAAACCCACAGGCTGTAATGGAATACATGGTAAACTCTATGGCCGCTATGCCAGAGGCAGGAGTAATAAAAGAAGGGGCAGAGGTTGTGGCTACAGCTGCAGCAGCTGGCCTTGGAGTGGGCCTTGCTGGAGGGGTTGCTGCCCCAATTACTGTTCCCATTGCTGTGGGGGGTGCTATCGCTAGGTCTATTCCCTTTGCTATGGCACGCATGGGAAGAGAGATTGAGGTTATAAACTCTCAAACAGAATTCTTAAAAGAGGAGCTTGAAAAGGCTGGCCTAGAGTTCAATCCAGATGATATACTAACTGTATTGACTGATGAGGATAAATACAAGTCGATTAGAAACAGGTCGATAGCCAGGGGTGACGCCATATCTTATGTGGATGCTTTCTTCGGGTCTGTTCTATCTGGTGTATTTAGATCTCTAAAGGTTGCAGATAAGATAAGTGATGTAGGGGTGGTTACTGGACAGGCTGCTGCTGATGTAGTTTCTGGAATGGGTGGTGAGTCTTTGGCTCGGCTTTCTGCCGATCAGGAGATGAGCGCACAAGAAATACTCACGGAGGGATTATCAAGCGGTCCAACTACAGCAACCAATTTAGCCACCACTTATATAGGTGTGAAGGCTGAGAAGGCAAGAACCCCAAAGACGCTACCCCCTGGTACTGGGTACTATCTTAATAATGAGCGTGTAGATAAAGAAGACTTCTCTGACTTCATAGAGACGGCTACCCCCGAACAGATTCAGGCCGTTCCTCTATCTGTAAAGAATGACCCAGATATGTCTCAAAGGGTTGAAGAAGTTATGGAGCGAAATGCTGTGGAAGCTAACATCGACCCAGATATAACGGGAGAGACAAGAGAACAGCTTATAGAGCTGGAGACTAGACTTATGAGGTTGGATGGAAAGACAGGTAGATCATCTGAAAGGGCTAGACAACAATATCAAGAAGAGATTGATGCTCTTGTAGAAGGGTACAAGCCAGAAGAAGCAAAGCCAATTGATGTTGATGAGTCTTCTCCAGTTTCAGAGGACGCTCAAGTAAGTCAATCAGAGTTAGATGCGCAGCCAATCTCTGAGCAAGACCTGGCTAATCAAGAGAAGGAAAGAAGAGAGAAGCAAAGAGAATTAAGGCAGAGAGCTAGAGAGGAAGATATATACAGGGGTGAGAAAAGAACCGTGAAAGGCTTTGTGGCTGATGTACTCACAGGCAGGACTGGCCTACAGCGTAAGTGGCTTAGTGCTCGTAAGTTCATGCCTCGATCTATGTACAAAGCATATGAGAAAAGAGAGGCTAGGATGGCGTCTCAGTACAACAACCTAACGAAGACTATAAATAGATTTGAGGAGATGGAAAAATCCATCCCTGAAGCTAACAGGGAGTCGTTTAATTCAGACTTCAATACGTATTTGTCTGGTGGCGAAAGGGGTAGCTTATCAAATGAAGCTGTTACGATGGCTGATGAGATGAGAGCAGAGATAGATAACCTAAGTATGGACTTAATCAATTCTGGAGTTGTGAAAGCTTCTAGCGTTGATGCTGTTATATCAAACTTGGGGAGCTACATGAATACAGCTTACAGAAATTTCGAAGGGAAGGAGTGGAGAACTCAACTGAAGACAGAGGAGGGTCAAGCTATCGTTAATAAAGCTCACAATTTCATTAAGCAATCTAGACCAGACTTAGTCAAGTTAGCTAGAGAGACTCACAAAGATCCAGAAGCAAATCCTCAAGGCCTTTCAGAACCTGACTTTCTTGATTACTTAGTAGAAGGAGAAATAAACGCATACTTAAGTGACGAAGACAGAGCTTACATAAAAGGTTCGGGTCTTGGCACAGAGAAGGAGGGTATACTAAAACAAAAGAAAGAGCTACCAGTCGAGATACGAGCATTGCTTGGTGAATATTCTGATCCTATTCAGAATTATGTAAAGACAATTCACAAGATGACAGCCTTGTCAGAGGCTAGAAAGTTTAACAACACGGTTTCTGAGTCGGGAAAAGGTGTTTATCTGTTTGACTCACCAAGAGGTGAATTTAGTGAGCAGGTCACTTTAGGTGAAAACACTTTTTACACAACGAAAGAGATAGCTAACGAAGTGTATCCAGAAAAAAACACAAGAAGTAAAGCGACTGAGCTAGCGCTTAAATTTGTTGGAGGGGTTAAGTGGGCTAAAACAATAGGATCTATTGGTACTCACGGAAAGAACGTGGTAGGTAACTTCGGTTTTATGATTGCTAATGGTCACGCTCACCCATGGAATTTAAAGGGTACAGCTAAAGATGCTTCTAAAGCTTTCGATTTGGTGTACAACGATATGAAAGCTCTCTCTAATAAAGAGAAACAAGCTAAACTAAACTACTACATCGAATTAGGTATTGTAAAGCAAAGTGTAGGTATAGGTGAATTAAGCTACCTGTTTAACGAAGATAAATTCCAAGACGCTGCATCGGCTAGGCTGGATAGTAGCACCAAGAAAAAAATAAAAGGAGCAAAGAAAGGATTAGAGAATGCATATCAAGCAGAGGATGACTTCTTTAAGATCATGGCTTTTGAGAGCGAGCAGCGCAGGTACTCTAATGCTAAGTTTGGTGTTGACCCATCTCAATTGACAGATCAGCAGCGCACTGAGTTGGACTCGGAAGTTTCGGAGATTGTCAAGAATACATTCCCAACTTACAGTAGAACACCAGAAATAATAAACAGAATTAAAGGAATGCCAGTCATGGGGAACTTTGTTTCTTTCCAGGCTGAATCATACAGAACAAGCTGGAATATACTGGCTCTGGCTAACAAAGAGATGAAGTCAGATAACCCCTCTGTCAGAGCTATAGGCAGGTCAAGGCTAGCGGGTGTCAGTGAGTACCAGGGAATAAAGACAGCTTTGGTTGGAGGTTCTACGTTAGCTATAGGCATGGGGGCTCAAGGTGTTATGGGTGCTTTGGCATCTTCAGAGGAGGAGAAGCAAAGAGATGCAGACATCAGAAAGTTTGTTCCATTCTGGTCTGAAGAGTCTAAGCTATACATGTCCACGTTCTCAGGAGACGGTAAGTTTTCCTATGTAGATTTTTCGGCCTCGGATCCATTCGGAGGTATAGATAAGGTCGTCGGAGCTGTCTCAAGGGGGGAGACTATAACTGAAGGATTTGGTAATGCTATGGTGGAATTTATAGCGCCATTTACTGGCATGGACATAGCAACTAGAAGGGCACTTAATCTGTCTGAAAACAGGGATGACTACGGCAAGAAGATATATTTTGATGATGATACCGAAACAGAAAAGATGGAGAAGGCCACACTATACATGATGAGTGTATTCGAGCCAGGTACGGTAACTTCAATGAAAAAGATATACGGATCGGACACCCCTGCTAATGAGTTGGTTGGTCAATTCACTGGCTACAAAGAAGTAGATGTAGAGGTTGAGAAATCCTTGTCATACAAACTGCGAGATCATGCAGAAAGCATAAAAGAAGATGCTGGTGTAAGGTATTCAGATTTAGAGAAAGGCTCTCCGCTGTTCAAGCTTGAATCCTGGGAGAAAGCAAATGATATGCTTCGAAGAAGAGAGCAGCTAATATTTGATGATGTCCAGTCGGCCATCAGGCTTGGCGTCCCTGTAGACAACATAGTAGAAACAATGAAGGAAAGAATGGGGATAAGCGAGGACAGAATATTCAGTATCATGAGTGGTCCTGATAGTTTCATTCCACTGAAAGAACAAAACCCTAAGTATGAGTGATAAAATAAAAGATACAAAGCTTGGAGAGTGGCTGAGATCTAAAGCTCCAGGCATTTTAAGCGTAGTAGGGGACCTTCTACCAGATAAAGGGGGGCTTGGTATAGTAAAGAACCTTTTGGACAAGGAGGATGGCGTAGATCCAGCGGAGGCTGCTGCAGTCGTTCAGGCTGAGGTTGAGTTTCAGAACAATGTTTCTAGACGATGGGAGGCTGACATGGCTAGTGATGTTAAGATTGCTAAGATCATTCGCCCAGCAACAATGATCGTACTTATGATATTCTTCATGGTTATGATGCTGTGGGACGGTCTGTCTGAAGAATTTTCGCCCAGAGAGAATTACATATCTTTGTTAGAGATACTTATGCTGACTGTTTTCGGGGCATACTTTGCGGGTAGAACAATAGAAAAAACTAGGAAATGAGAGTTAAAAGGTACGATAAAGGTGGTGATGTAGGTCAACTACTTAAAGCACTTGAATCACAGAGTTCAAGATCCCCTATGGGTAAACTTCCTGTATCTTCTGGTTTGAGTGGACTTCAGGCTAACATGCCAGTCATGAATCAGTTATCCGCCGCCTCATCTACATCCACGCCACCTGAAATAAACCCCTACTTCAAAGAGTCCATTGAGAGCGCAGCTTTCGATAGGATGATAATGGAAAAGAACGAAGAGCTTAAGCAAATAAAGAAGCTAGGATTTGACCCCATGGCTAGTGGTTCCGCTGAGTCTGTATCCCCTATGAAGTTCGTGTCTCCAGTAGGTGATGTTGAGGATATGTACGAGGGAGTAAAGATGGCTTACGAGGGCGTTAAAGAGGGCAAGGCAGGTAAAGCCGCATTAGGTAGTGGATTAGCCCTTGGTGCAGCCGCTCTGGCCTTTGTACCTGGCAATGCGGGAATGATAAGGAGCTACGCTCAAAGCGTGAATAACCCTATGCTAGATAGGATCGTAAAAGGCTTAAGTGAAGAGGGGGCAAATGCAGAGGAGGTTATAAGAAATGTGTCTAGAGACTTCACTCAAGCAGAAAGACAGGCCACTAGAGATGACGCAAGACAATTGGTGGACATGTCTTTTGATGAATTCTCTGGTCTTGATTTAAGCAATTCAGAAAGGCTGTTGTTAGAGGAGATCGGTGAGGTTTCGTCTACTGGATCTTCTTCTGGTGTAATAAAAAAAGCTGAGAGTCGAGTTACTCCAGAAATCCCAGAAAGAGTGGGTGACTTTGAGTTTGAGGTAAATCCAGATGGTGCCTCGATGAACGTATTGGCCGAGAGCGGTTTAAACACCGACTATATGGAGCTTGACATCACCCCCTTAAAGGGAGCACAAGGTGTCCCAGAAAACATTCAGAAAAAGTATGGGGACAGATACGTAGCTAAGATTGATGTAGACATGAGTTCTACCATGAAAAAAGCTAGTGAAGA